AATTACCGTTGCTCATGTCAATCGTGAACGCCTGCGTCGCTGATACCTGCGTCGAACTCCAGTAACTTTGATTGACGAAGCTACCAAGGCCTGCACTGGCAAGGTTTGTATACATTTCGGTCAGTTCCTCCAGCGACGGCAGAAACCAGTCGCTAAAGCCGTTCAGCACCAGTTGATCTGCCAGCCTTGCGGCAATGCCTGACGTGGCGCAACCTGCGACAATAGACGCGGTGTTGATGACACCTTCGCCAATCGCTTCGGGTGTTGCCCCTTCAGCTATCAGCGTCCCTTGACACCCCCACGGCGCGCTGGTCGACTGATCCGCTCCGGCGGTGATATAAGCATAGCCGCTGTCGGTGAACGTGTATAAGCCGCCCTGCACAATGTCACCAGCGGCGTAGGTTGCTGGGTTCTCCGTCACCTCATAGCGATACTGCCCCTTGGTCAACGCGCCCAACGTAAACGCGAATTTGTCGTAGCGGCTTTCATAGCTGCTTAAGTTGTCAACGGCGTTCAGATAGATGTCAGTGGCTTCCAGCGTTGCAAGGTTCGTCAGCCGCAAGCGGTAGACCGTCGCACTGTTCGCCCGCTCCGTCCACGTCACCGCTATCGTGTTGCTTTGGCTCGCCTTGAGGTATAGCATGAAGTTCTTTTATTGAAATATCCCTTGCCACGTTTTTATACAAATTGAATCGCCTCCGCGTGATCTCATCAATGTCCAGCCGCTTCTGCATCTTGGCAGTCAGCCTGTCCGCCATCTCGCGAACCATCGCCGGCTCGTTGATCATAGCCTTCATCGACTTGTACCACTTCTTCGGCTGCTTCTCGTCGACCAGTACGCCATCCCAGCCGTCGGTGATGCAGTCGGCATACATGCAGACGTTGCTGGCGATGATCGCCTTGTTCATCCACGCGGCCTCCGTCACCTTTAACTCCGACTTGAGCCTGTTAAACTTATTGTCACGCAGCGGCGCAAGCGCAACGTCGACAAAGTTGTAGCCTCCAACGTAGCTGTATATGTCCGCCGCCTGTATGCGTCCGTAGTTGTTGTTCTTGCCCTTGTTGCTGAACACCTGTTCATATTGCTGATATATCGGGTTTCCTTCATTCCACCCGGCAAGGTACAGCATATATCTCCCTTCCAGCGTGTGATCGTCGCAGAGGCGCGACAGTGGCAGCTCCAGCAAGGCCACGTCCTCCGTATGCTGCGCAGCACCGAAGTAGCCGAAGCGCAGTCGCTCGCTCTTGGTCGGTTGCGGCTTGAACTGGTCGTACAACAGGTGCGGCACGTTTTCGCAGATCGTCACGTTCCGGTTGAGCTTGACAATCTCATCGCGCAGGTACGTCGTGGTCGTGATGACCGCATCCGCAAGTTTGACGTGTTCGGCGACAACGGCAGACATGTTGGTTTCATGGTAGTGCTTATAAAAACTGTGCCCAGTTCCCAAGTGCCAGTAGTCGTCCATGTCCAAAATGATCTTCGCGCCGTACTGTCGCAGGATGTCGGCGACAGGCTTGACCGCCTCAATTGGTCCTGCAATCCAAGTGCGGTTGTATAGAAACAGGTCAATCGTCCGCAGCTCTTCGTCGCTCATGGTGCGCACGTCAGCGATGCTCACGAACTCGGCCTCGCTGCCGAACATCTCATGAACGCGGCTGCTTGGCATCTCCAAGCGATAGTAGCTGCACCCTGTCGGATGCTGATTATAGACGATACATACACGCATAGAACAAAGTTAGGGCAAAAAAAAGAACCCTGCGCCACCATTCGCAGGGTTCTCCAACCAACCAAAATCTATGCTAATATACGTTATCCTTCGAGCGTTTGCGTCGATGAGGTGACTGCATTTGCCGCGGCAGCCGTAACCTCAACGCATGGCTCTTCTTCCATGCCTGTCAGCGTCAACTCATAGCCGTTGCGGTCACCCATCGCCGTCCCTGTCTGCGACGTTCCAGCACTTACTTCGATGCCGTTGTTCTTGCCAAGTAGCCAATACTTGCCATTTCTGTCTTTGACGATAGCCATCATACGCGCAGTAGTGACCAGCCTCAACTCGTTGCGTACTGCCTGCTGCAGCTTGTTGATGACAAGCGTAGCCTCCTGCTGATAAAAGACCGTGCCGTTCTCCGTCGATGCGTTTATCGTTTCAGTGAACTGGCCGACACCTTTCGGCAGTTCGTACTTGTAGAAGCCGCTGACACCTGCACCTGTTGTGCCGCTGCCAACGCTTCCAGTTATCGCCGTCACCTGCGACGACGCGTTAGTGACTATACTTGTAACCGCCGTAAATGGCGCAAGCCTAATCTCCGTGATGCCGCCCACGTTGTCGCGACATCCTAATTTATATCCAGTTGTTAAAGCGCAAGGCATGTCTATTTCGTTTAGTTATTGACAAAAGAAAAGAAGCGGGGAGGGTTGCCCCTCCCCACTAACTTACGCGGTCTTCAGCGCTGGAGTCGTGGCGTTGTTGCCCAAGACCAAGCTGATGTCAGCAGGGAAGGCAATCTGCACGCCGTACTTGTAGGCAGCTTGGAATCTAACACTGTCGTTGTCGTATGACGCCCAGATGCGGAATTGATCTTCGTCGCTCAACAAATCCGTTCCGTAGAAAAGATTTGAAAGCGATCCAGCGAAAATGCGCTGCGTGTTGTTCAGTCCATTCACCGCAACGACCTTCATATTCGTACCGGGATAGAACATCTCACCGCCAGCAACTTGACCGAGGTCACCCTGATACAAGTTGACAGTCACCAACTTATGCACGAGCATACGATACAAGTCCCAGCCACAAAAAGCGACCAAGTCGTTGTTGCTGATGACGCGAGTGGGTAGGTTGTTGTAGGCTGTTTCAAATCCACTTACAATCGTTGAGTCGCTGAAGTTAGCGCCAAGCTGTGCGGTCACAACGCTGGAAGCGCCTGCACCGTAGCGAGTGAGCCACAATAATCCACCACCACCTGTGCGGTTCAACTGCGCGTCACCTGATGGCGACGTTGCACCAACTGCCCAGCCTGATGTTCCTGATACGGACGCACTGGCAGCGGCAACCGATGGCACTGACTGCCAGATAGCGCGCTCAATACCTTCGGCGATGCGCTTAGCCTTTTGCGTTGCGAAAGCCTGTTCAAAGGGCACACCTTCGTAGTTGCTGCCTTGCGTTAGCTGCGATGCCAGCCAAGCTGTTTCAAGTGAACGAGGACACAACTCCTCCTGCACCTTTACGCGAGCCACAGTAATTGTGCGCTGGCTAAACGTGGTAGTGCCGTCGGCGTTCCACGCACAAGCAGTTGCATCTTGGAACACCGCGTCAGTGTCCATGATGTTCAAGGCTTCCTGCGACTTAATGCCTACGCGCTTCTGCAATAATGACTGCGTCTTTGCGTCAAATACTGTTTGGGTGATCAGAGGCAGTTTGTTCTGCTCAACGTACCCGGTGATGGTTGCGATTGAAAATGACATAGTTTATTTTTTTAGGGTTTTTAGGGTTTCTTGTACTTCTGCAAGTCTGCTGGCGCGGCTCATCTTCACCGACTCCACAACCGCGTCACTTGCTCTTTTCTTCGGCGCAGCGGTAGGCATTTGCGCCAACGCTGACAACGCCGTATCAATGGTGCTGAACCTCGCGGCGTTAGCTTCAACCTCGCCGCCCATCTTCGCCATCATCTCCTCGACCTTGGCAGCCAAAGCAGCGATAGCCGCCTCCATAGCTTGCATCCTCTGTTCATGCGGATCAGCAGGCATCTCTTCGCCTTCAGGTGTGACTTCAATCTCTACCTCTTGCGCCTCAACAGCTTCAGGTGCCGGTGCCAGTGCAGCGTCGCCGATCTCGACGATCTTGCCGCCTTCGGTAGTCACAACTCCAACTTCAGGGATGCTATGCGCGCCATCAGGTGCAGGCAGCAGTCCCTCTTCAGTCACGACGTAGACCAACGTGCCAACGGCTAACTCGCCATCCACGCGGATCATCGTGCCATCCTCCAACTTATAGTCGCTGAACGCCAACGGCGCAGCTGCTGGCGCTGGCGCAGCGGAGAAGCTACGCAGCACGCGGGTTAATTCTGAAATTCGATCTGATAGGTTCATATGGTTAAATATCGTTTGGTTTGATAGTATGCAAAAAACTCTCAAAGGCTTGGGCAAACTCCGCCATCGCCACCTCTATCTCCGTGTCAGTCGGCTGCATGCCGAAGTAGCCTTCAATGCTGAACCCGGTGAACTGGTCGCGCTCATCCCACACTTTGTCATTCTCGACCTTGAACGATCCAAACCAGCTGCCATCCTTCGCATCCTCGTAGCCGTTTGGTGGGTTGATGCCGCGTTCCCTGTCTATCAGGTAACTCTCGAACATATACACGCCATCAATGGCGGTGCTGTGTTCAGCGTTGACGTTGTGCTGGTTTCCCTGCTTAAAGTACTTCTGCACCATCTTGCGGATCGTCTCCTTCTGGAAAATCACGAAATACTCGCCCCTTGTTTTGTCGCGGCGTATGATCGGCGTGTCTGCCAACATCAACGGACCTGTCAGCACGCGCTTTTCGCCTGTTTCGGTAAACCGCATCTTCTCCTTGCTGAACGCCTGAAATGGCCGCTCAATCGCAGGGGATTCAACGAGTGCGACGTAGCTTACGCCTTCGTCAACTTCGTCAATGGTCATCAGGTAAACTGGTAGTTCCATAGCCTTAAATATCATCAGTTCGCCAACTGTGCAAATTCGCTGATCCTACGCAAGCGCCCTGATACTGTGCGCACGTCGGATTCGACGACATACGCGCGCATGCTTTGACCTTGACCTGCGCCTGCACCTTCATTCGGGTTGGTTAGCTGGCTATTCGGGTTCATCACTCCGCCTCCCGATGCGAAGCCTCCTGTCGTTGGCGGCGCTGATCCGCCTCCGCCTCCGCCGCCAGTCACTGCCGATGGCGACTGAAACGTCTGCTTGCTGATCTGCTGCACGCGAAGCAACCCTGCCGCAACAGCCGCTGCCGCCGCA